ACAATTCAGGCTCTTTGGTCCAGTCATACTTGTTAAACTCATCGTTGTTAAAGACCCAGGTAACTGGTTTAGCATGTTCAACTGCATGAACACATGCACGAATCTTAGAATCAAATTCTAAGTTGTCACAAATGTAGTAGCCAAGTTTCTTGTTAATATATGGATTGTGTATTCTCATTAGTCTGCTTGCGTATATCTTATAGTTTTACCCGAACCCCAATCGCTTAGGTGGGCAATAAGTTCATCTCTTGGAATGAACACTGCTTTATTTTTGTAGTTATGACGTAGTCGAGTGTCGCTTGGATTCATAATGAAGTCAACCTGCTCGGAACTAACGTATTTTGGAAATATTTCAAGTTCCTTGCCCCAGTACATGCCGTAAATGATTGGTTTGACATAATACTCCCAAGAGAAGATCAGCGGCGGAGGATTGCCAGTGTCTTTGTCAACCAGGCCATTGCCCTTAATATATTCCAATCCATTGATGTAGCCGGTAACTACCGGATCAGACAAGTAAGCAAGTGCAAACTCATTAAACGGCGCACGCCGATCAATACATACAATCTTACCTGAACGTTCAACTTGCTTTAATGCTCGTTGGCTAGCTACTTCAATTGCGGTCCATGATTCCATGCAGTATGCTTTGTTATTTGGACCGCGATAGATAAAGTCAAAACTTTCAATGCCCTGGCAAAAATCTCTATCCTCAGGCAATTGAGCTAGAAACTTTTTCATCATGTGATGTTCGGCTGGGATGCCAGTTTCAAACGCACATGCTTCTATTTCTTCACGTATGGCAAATGGATCTATTTCAATGATGATACATTTAAAGCCGTACTTCTTTTCTAGTATCTTTATGTTGTTGTATTCGTAATCATTGTACCCTGGATGGTACATAAACGCACACTCATATGGTAATCCAAGCGTGTGAAATGTGTGAAGCAATACTTGACTATCCAATCCACTGGTCAAACTAATGAGTACCTTGGTATTGGCTTCTCGAGCCAATCGAATACAACACCGCTCCATCTCCTGGCGTACATTGCCAATAGGACGTTCACAGCTAGTGTATTCTACGTAGAATTTTTCGTTATCGTCTAATCCGTATATCATAAGTTTAAAAGTTTATCAATGTATTGGTTTACTTGAACTTGAATTAGTCCTTGCAGTTCTTTAAGATTCCATATCTCCCTGTTCTCCCACTTAAATTGCTCTTCTGGAATACCAAGCTGTAGTAGTTGCATAATTTGCCACGACCCATGTTTGGCATTATAAGGCTTTACCTTAGGAATTATAATATCTTCAACTAGTGCATCAACTTCATACTGATTCCAGTAATCATTTTTCCAATAGCCAAATCTGCCAAAGCCTGGACCTTTAGGGTGAGGTATTTTGTTTTCAAATGTGTAACCGTATTTGGTTGCATTGCGTTCAAACTCGCTTGCATGTTTTACATGCGGATTTGGTGTTAAGCCCAGAGAATGAATTGTCATATTGTACATTTGATTATCAATAAACCAGTCGGCAATTTCTACGATGTCTTCTTGCTTGTCGCCAGGTAAGCCTGCAATAAAACTTAGCGTTTGATGTACTTTGTTACCCCAGATGTTGTGATATAGTTCTGGCAAAAACTCTTTACCACTTTTAGCACTCCATCCCTTGCCAATGGTCACTGCTGAATGTTCGTTGAAAGTTTCAATGCCATGAAATGCGCTGAATAGTCCAGTTTCTTGAAGCATTAGCGGAACGTCAGGGAATCTGTGCAACAGGTCTGCACGTAGATAACAAGTGTACTTGATTTTGAATGGTAAAGAACTTACCATTTTATGCCAGGCCTGCATTTTAAACTCAGTGTCATTGAACGTGTCGCATATGACATAGTAGTTGGTTGTACCCCACTTGGCATAGTTGTGAAGCATTTCTTCTTTGACTAGTTCAAAGTCCCGCAGGTAATCTAGCTTGCCACGACCCAGCATTAGATGATTGCAAAATTTGCATTTGAAGATACATCCGCGGCTGATCTCAATTGGTAACGTTTCGCCAGGTAAGATGCAATCTTGGTCAGTGAATCTAAATGCATCCTGTTCAATGTCAAACTTTACATTCAACGGCGTTGAGTATTGCTTATACGTTTTTCGTTGCGAAGATTTAAGTACAATACCTAAAGTAAACTTTGGTTCGGGACCTCGACCTGCAATATGATCAAGTACTTCAACAAATATATCTTCGCCGTACTCGGCAATGGTAGCGTAGGTTTTTATTCCAGACTCTAAGCGGGCAGTGTTTAGTCCATAGCCGCCGATGATTAATTTTAAGTTGGGGTATTGACTTTGTATTTTGACAATGGCATTGACTACATGCTCTGGAAATTCAGAGTTGCCTATTGCTAAGAACGTTGAACTTATAGCCAGCACAAGAGTTGTGTGGTCTATAAATTTAAGTAAGGATTGTGTTAACTGATCTTCGGTAAAGTAAATTACTTGATCAATGACTTGAGTGCTGTATCCGGCGTTTCTGCAACTGTGTGCAATTTTGTAAGCGCCAATTGTGCGGTAACTTGATATACCGCTTACGTTTGGGCCACTATTTAATATTACTACGTCCATGCTGGTACTTAGCGTGTGTAGTAAAAGGCTTGTTGCCAACTTGGTAGCATTATTGGTTGCGGGGGGAGGATTCGCACCTCCGATCTCCAGCTTATGAGACTGGCGGGGACGACTAGACTCCCCTACCCCGCGGTAACTTTATAAAAACACTTTCAATTTCAGTTCAATGCTGGCACAAAGAACCTTTCGCCACTGCCAGGTGACCGAGGAGATCGCCCGCTCCAATTGCGGGATCTGCCCGTCAAAAATGTTTATATAAAGTGTCTAGCTACCTACACCACATAGGCCCTAAACTGAGCGGAACTACTCTGTCTACGTATTTTTATCTTCTGGAAATAGGTTAGCGTTCCTCACCTACGATTGTTTCCGTACCCCAAAACGAGGTCGTGTAGTCAAGTCCGTATGTACTAAGTTGCGAATTATGGAAATCAACCAATACCCACTTTCTTACGTAAAAGTGTAAACGGGGTTTTGGTGGAGGATAACGGGTTCGAACCGATGACCCCCTGCTTGCAAAGCAGATGCTCTCCCAGCTGAGCTAATCCCCCAAACTTGGTCGGAGTACAAGGATTCGAACCTTGGACCCTCTGGTCCCAAACCAGATGCGCTACCAGGCTGCGCTACACTCCGAATATCTTAACGCCACTTGGGTCCATCGACCCAAATTGCTAAACTGTTTCTAACACCACGTGTGACTGGCAACGCGGCATGGTCAATGAATGATGGGAACACAATCATTGAACCTTGATTTCTAAACGCTTGTGTTGGGATAGCACTATCAATCCCATACATTTCAAAATCTCCACCATCGTATTCTGCAGGGTCAGTGAGTTGAATCACTGCACTCAGCTTACGATGATAGAATGGATCACCATTCATGTAAAACACATCATTGTGACGTTTGTATTCACCTTGAATATCACTATTGTACTCAGCAAACTGAATGTAATCAAACTTGCTGATATGAAAGTTAAACCAATCGTTGTTGGCTTGACATACAAACTTCCAAATGTCATCAAATAGTTGACCCCACTGCGGCATGTCACGTTGGATAAATGCGATTTGACTTCGGCGCCATTCGTTGTTTTCTGCCGCGCCATCTACACCAAGTGTAGCAGTTTGCCTTGGAATCTTATTTGCTTCTGCTACAATAGCTTCGCAATAATCCTTGCTAAACTTGCTATCAAATACACACCATTCACCGTTCATGCTAGTCCTTAATTTGGTGCCCCTAGAGAGAATCGAACTCCCGTCCTCGGATTACAAAACCGATGTTCTACCATTTAACTACAGGGGCTAATCTGTACACTACTTATAATATTGGTACCTGGTGACGGTCTCGAACCGCCGACATCAACCGTGTAAGGATCGCGCTCTACCAACTGAGCTAACCAGGCATTGTCTTTACTTATCCACCTTGCTCAGAGTCTTTGACTTCTGTTGACTCTTCTTGCTCAGGCGGAACATATACATAAGGAACCTTTGGCGGCTTCTTGCCAAAAATTGCTTCATGTCTATTCTGATATTCTTCGGGGGAAACACTAAATGGGCGAGGTGTATCGCCCTTACCACCATGACTCATAAGTTCTCCTGTTATAATTTGGAGCGGGTAGGGAGAGTCGAACTCCACTCAGCGCGGCTTGGAAGGCCGGCGTCTCACCTTGAGCTTACCCGCATATATTGAAACACACTAATGTCCTACAGCTTTAGTAGGCCTCTCACTGTTGCCAATGACGCAGTCACACGTCAATGTGTTTTACTGGAGGTCCGAGTAGGATTTTAACCTACGAATCAACCGGTTTGCAATCGGTGCCATTAAACACTCTGGTACCGGACCATATAACTTATTCATGACCTTGTGCAATCAATGTATTAACTGCATTAAGATCAAAGTTTAGATTTGAAATTTTCTCTTTCAAGTCTTGATATTCTTTGCTACGTACATCTCCGCCGCCTACTGCAATGCTGAGATACATGTTAGCTGCCTCACTGTGGGCCCGTTTAATTTCTTGCTCTAAAAGAGCCTTGCGATCACGTAACATACTGACTCCTTTAAAACTATTATGAAACACACTACGAAGTGTCACTTAAACGGTTATTCCGAATTATATAAGTCAAGCAATGTGTTTTATAATAGTGCCTAAGGTTGAGACGTACACCTTAAGCCAACAGCACCTCTAGCATTATACAGCACCTTGCGAGCACCGCTTCTCTAGCCATCCACAGAGACCCTTTCGGTATCACTGTTTGCTGTCAGCATCGCCGTTTTTAAAGACAGGCAGTAGTCTTGTCGCCATATGCTATTCTACGCTTTCTATCCCGTTGACCTTGCGAGCCATTCAAGTGCGCTAACACCTTACGAAACTTCTTGCATAAACCAATTTCACCTTGCGAGCTACGTTGGACTTGATTCACTTGCGTGTCAAGTATTAGATGCTTTTCACATATGACCGAGTCAGTCTTTGCGTTTTGTTGATAGTTGGAGTTGAACCAACAGCATATTTCTTAAAAGGAAATCACTCTACCATTGAGTTATATCTAACCTACTGCGATGTGCTGACTCAGTTGCTTCATACTCTTTTGGAATACAAAATACAACACACCACGTACCTTTTGTCTTGCGGACTACTCAGTCGTCTTTTGCGATATGTGTCGGGTCTCGGCTTTCGCGTACCTCCACTTACCACTCAAACTGCATACGAGCCCTTGGGTGCAACCCCTCGGACAAATACACTACCCTTTCTCATACCAATTAACTGGACTGGTTTTGTTGTGAGGTCAGCACCACCTGTTACTCTCTAATGACTTGCGTTACCCTTGCAGGCGCTTGAGCCACTAATTCTTTCCACAACATCCAGCGTCATTGTTACAACCACCGGTCTTATCAGTGATCGCTACCTCGCGGTAGTGAGCAGGCTTGTCTAAACGAACTATTGCTAGCGGAGTTATGTAGGCATACCTCCTTTGGCTGTGTCACCACAGTTATTCTTCACTAGACAGCAAGCCGCCTAGTAGGATGTTAAACCACCCTTAAATTCTTATACAACTGCACACTATACAGGATTCGAACCTGCCTCACACTGCCAATAGGCAGTGCTGACTACCACATATCATCAGCGTGTACGGCGCTTTCATGTGCATGTGTATAAGAACTTCTTATACTTGAATTTTTAAAGAACAACGTTAATTTCTTAACATGTATCTATTGTAGCAAACTTTCGTCTGCTTGTCAACGACTTTTTAAAAATAATTAAGAGCTTGTAGACCAAACTACAATTTACCGGTTTCTAGACGAACTCTTAAACTTGGTGTAGAGATTGGGATTCGAACCCAACTGGTCTACCATTTTACAATGGGTAACGTTACCTCCCATCGCTGTATGCCCCTTGGATAATTACTTCCTACTCACATACAGGCATAGACTTGTCCCTAGACTCGCCACGAATTGGTTGCGGTGGAAGTATTCGAAACTTCTAATCCGGCTTATGAGGCCTTCATCTACCCTGACTCACCGCGATAACTTGGTGCCCTCACACGGATTTGAACCGCGGACCTCCCGCTTACAAGGCGGATGCTCTGGCCAGCTGAGCTATAAGGGCTAAAACTTGGTGCGTCAGGAGAGACTCGAACTCTCAATCCTCTCGGCAGTGGCTTCTAAGACCACCGTGTATACCATTCCACCACTAACGCATGTAAAAAGAGAAAGTTCGTTACTTGCCAAGGATAGGTTCTACCTGTCACTTCCTTATAGCTTTTTCGCAGACAACTTTCAAAATTGGCTCCCTAGGATGGGTTCGAACCACCGACATCCTGATTAACAGTCAGGCGCAACTACCACTGTGCTACTAGGGAATAAACTTGGTACTCACTACGGGAATCGAACCCGTCTTTCCGCCTTGAAAGGGCAGCGTCCTAACCGATAGACGAAATGAGCATTAACTTGGCGACTCGTGGGAGAATCGAACTCCCGTCTACGGATAGACAATCCGCGATAATAACCACTATATGAACGAGCCTAAATTTCTTATGCCGACAGGACTTTCACCTGTAATATGCTAGGTACGTGTTACGCATAAGCAACCTAGCCTTCCTAATGATTTACACTTTCTTCATGTAACTGACGACACACTCTGGCGCTCCTAAGTGGAATCTAACCACTCTGTGACAGGCTTCAAATCCTATTGACACAATAACAATCAAGAGCATAACTGGCGCACCGTAGGGGACTCGAACCCCTGGCCTCCTGCGTGACAGGCAGGCGATCTAACCAACTGAGCTAACGGTGCATATCTTGGTGGACTTCGTTGGAATCGAACCAACGCCTGCGAAGGACTAGGTCCCACGCCGTACTTCCCAGCTAATACCAGAAGTCCAAAATTTCTGAGTCGCATTTTGTACACGGTTGACACGCCCGTCCGTGATGTTACGGTTGTGCCCTTACCTGCAGGACGCGAACACAACTATCTAGCATTTGGTGCCGCCACCTGGACTCGAACCAGGGACCTACGCCTTATCAAGGCGGTGCTCTACCAACTGAGCTATAGAGGCTATTGTATTTGGTGCTCCGAGCCGGAATCGAACCGGCATGCCTCTCGGCGAGAGATTTTCTTACCACTATAGCTTTCGCTACCTTTGCAGTTTTGTGGTCTGGACTATACCTTCATCATAGCATTGCTGCCTTAGATGCTCGCCGTCTAGTCTCTACACGTTCAAAGTAATTTCTTACTAAGCTTCGCTCGGTATTAGCAGTTTAAAGCCTTCACCGAATTTGACGAGTTCTACTCCTGGCATTTCCACCAGGGCACTCAAATTTTACTCTCAAGTCTCTTGTGTCTACCTATTTCACCATCGGAGCAATCAATCTCTTCATTCTTTCGTAGTTGCCGCCCTTTGCGGCTAATCCTACTTCTAACAATGCTTGACGTATGTTACTACATTTTGCATAAGCTGTCAATAGCTCTTGGTCAGTTATTTTAACTTTCCCGCTATTCTTATTCCTACCTTTATAAGTATCAGTTTGACTGTGGCAGTTAGGACAAAGATATCTTAAATTTGTTAATCTGTTATCACGATTGTTGCCGTTGATATGATCTAAATCTAATACTAATGTCTCACCTTGCCAACTATCAATTCTACACTTAACACATTTATATTCTAACAAATTATCTTTTACGATTCTTTGTTTTACCATTTCATTTGCGTAGGTGCTATCTTCTACAAAGATAACATCATTACTTGTTAGTGTTTTGCCCTTACTCCAGGCGCTGGCGGCATTGTACGTATAACCGTGTCTGCCGTCGGCGTGCGCCTGTTTCGTCTTCTCTGCATTAATTTGCTTTAGTGTCGCGCAACCAGCTGGGCGTTTGCTACAGCAATTTTTGCCATTTTTAAGAGTAAAGTTTGATTCTTTACCGCAACCATAATCACATAACATAATGTTCTCCTATTATGTTTATTTATCAGGTAAGCGCAAAAATGCTTAACTTAACGTACCATTATCTTGGTGGAGGCCGAGGGAATCGAACCCTTCTAGTCAGCATGCTTGCAAAGCAAACCCGTAGCCCACTACTGCCCCCCAAATTTCCATAATTGAAGTATACTACTTGCTATGCCGGCCACTATCACTTACCGCGGAGTTGTGCGCCTTCCAGCTCCTTATGCAATACACTTCAATTATGGTACTCGATAGGGGAGTCGAACCCCTCTTCTCAGGTTGAAAACCTGATGTCCTAACCGATAGACGAATCGAGTATAGTAAACACAGAAGCAATACTAACCAGCAAAGCCAGACGTTCTAACTAATGTGCTTACACAAAAAATGCTACCAAATTGTTAAGGAACAATGTTGAACTTGTCAACGTATGCATGTATTATACATGCATTCGCCAAACTTGTCAACAAGTTTTGTAATGTAGTTTAGGCTGATGTCTTGTTAAACTATAGCAGGATTCGAACCTGCCCACCCGGCCGGTAAAGACCAGTATGCTTTCCGCTACATCATATGGACTCCTCTGCGGTACGCTCGGCAAAGCGGTGCGCTGAGGGACAAGATACAGACTTCTGACGATTGCCGTCACCAGCCTGAACTACACTACAAAATTTTAAAGAACTCTGCAACTACTCGATCATTTGTTGCTGTCTAAGTATCAATTATACGGTACTTTTGGTACCTTGTCAACACTTTTTTGAAACTACTTTGTTGTATTTCTACAACACTGTCTGCTTCTCTTGCTGTATTGCTACAGTATGTTGTCAATTATACGGTACTTTTGGTACCTTGTCAACACTTTTTAAAGTATTTTTGGTGCGGGGTAAGAGAATCGAACTCTTGTCTTAACGTTGGCAACGTTAGGTCCTACCATTAAACGAACCACGCATCAAAAATATTCTAATACTAAACTACTAAAAACAAAAACCCCGGAGTGTTTAGGTCCGGGGCTTAATCTTACAAGACATGTAGAATCAAACCCCGGGAGTATCCTCCGCGGCGTTTCCTGTTGTGCCTAGTAAGTTTAAGTTTGTGTTTATCATTGTACTATTATATATCCATTGAAAGAAAAAGTCAACGGTTATGGTGGAAAAATTTAACTTTTTAAAAAGTAACTAGTTCTTACTAGTAATGTATGTTCTGTTCAACATGGTGTGGTTCTGGTCTGTTGGACCCCAGTCACCGTCGGGGTGGAATGCAATAACAGTAAGTGTCTGTCCTTCTTCTGTACGGAAGCGATGGTATTCGCGTTCTTCAATACAAAACAAATCGCCCGCTTCCAAGTCAATTGTTTCATTGGTCAGTGTTGACTTGCCTGAGCCTTTGACTACAACACCAAGTCGTACACTTGGATGAATGTGGAATGTTTGATCAATGCCCGGTGGGAAGAATAACATGTTTAAGCTAGGATCACCAGAACGTGGCGGATACACCAATAAGCTATCACTGCATCCATCAATGTAGCATAAGCGACCAGATTCTTCAAGCGGACCACCTAATACGTTTTGCCCCAGAAAGCCTAAACGTTCAATGAATACCGCTGTGCCATTCGTAACAAACACGTCAGCATCTTTTGCCGCATAGCAAAAGTATTGTTGAGGTTTAGCAGTCCACCCGTTTGGTAAGATTACTTCGCCTTCGAGTACGAAGCCATAGACAGTACTGTAAGGTGTTGCAGTATAACTCGAGTAGCATAACTTGGTACCCGTGCATGGATACATTGTGTTTCTTAAATCGATAAAGCCAGTTTGTTCTTTGATTAGTTTCATTGTGATATTTATATAAAGGTTAAGCCTTCATTTGCTCATAAGCTGTTGTACTAACATACTACGACACTCTTCAAATGTCCCGCTAACTCCCCAACTTGCAATGATCCTAGTGCCAGTAGCGTTAAACCTTTTTACGTCATGCGCTACATCGTTGCGAATTAGTGCTGGACGTGTCAATGCAAAGCGGTAAACTTCTCGAACTTCTCCGTTAATCCTGTAGTGGCGCTCATCTTCTTTGTAAACTTTTTCCAGCGGCGCATCAGTTGCACTTTCATAGTAAATGGTCTGGCTAGTTTCATCACAACCTTCGATTGGGATGTTGAATGCGGCTAGCCTGTGCCCGTCAATGTGCAAGGGGATGTGGCCCACCGGGCGTGTATGATAGATGTTAAGCCATTCGCCTAGGAATGGAAAACGGTCTTGCACTGACTTTAGGTAAGGATCTGATTCTACATTGATTCGTACGTATCCTTGTTTGACAAAATCCGTTTCCAATTTCTTCATAACTAAGTTATGAATGTAGGGAAGGTCTAGGAAATCAGGAGTTTCGTAGACATAGTAATTGTTAAGCATACGATATTTATCATGGATTATTCATACAAAAACGTCAGGGGAATTTACGAGCATGTTCTCAAATTGGGCATGTTGAGCCCACCCGAAGATATCATTGCGGCTTGGATGGTGTTTAAAAACATTGATCAAGTTGATAGTATGTTAGAGCTAGGTTCTTACCTGGGTGGTGGACTTGGTCTGTTCAATCAGCTACTAACTGCAACTGGGCATCCTGGTGTGAAATTTACAGGAGTTGATAGCTTAGAGTTCATTGGTGCCGGTGCTCGCCAAAGTCGCGGCGCTTGGTACACTGACCACTTTAATCGTTGCCTAAGCGAACATGAGCGCGGCAGTTTAGCAAGCCTAAACACCCCACAAGAAGCAACAAAATGGATACAACAACGTACCTTACGACTAACCAACACACCTATTGACTTGAAGTGTGTATTAGATGAAAAAGATCTTGACGATCGGCAGTACGACATCATCCATCATGACTACGGTGATAGTGTAGAGGAAAACTTAACAACCATACGCCACTGCATACCCAAGCTAAAAGACACTGGCATTTACATTGTCGATGACTGGTGCACTGGCGCCCCACTGCGTACTGTGGCCACTGTGATTGCACAACAGGAAGGTTTATTGTTCCCAATCTTGTGGGGCAAGAACAAAGTGTTTTATGCCAAGAACCCAGAACGGGCACAACAGGTTGTATTGGCTATGCTTCGTGATCCAGAAAACAATCCCAAACTGTTCAAGGGTATGCCAGGGTCAGACTACTTTGGCACAGGCTATAAAAGCATTAGGATGCACTGGCAGGCGATACAGTGGAGTTGAAATAGCTTCGTACTTTTGCCCAAGTATGCTCCACTGAACCAGTCTCGGCGTCAACAACTTGACAACTGACTGTGATTCTAAAACCTGGCCCTTGTACAACATTGTGAGGTAGTGCTGTCATTATCAATGCACTTGGTACATTAGTCGTCACACTGTAAACAGGTTCGGGACATTGTGCCCAGGTTCGTTTACCTGCTTGTAGCTCATCCACCCAAGGATAGCGATAGTCTAGAATAGGCCTACCACCTAAATAACTTGGGCGCCAATCTTCGTAGCCAGTACCGTCATCTGCGTACCAGTTGATGCTTCCAGGTGTTTCGGCTAGTTCGTAAAAACTCAAGCGTGTGTTTAGACGCATGGCATCTACGTGTATGTTGTTGTCCTCGACCAATGGGTTCAAGGCAAAGGCACCAAATGCACCAGACTGTAGTCCAAGCGGCAATAGAAAATTATCTACTAACGTCTTTAATTCAATTGCTTCATTTGAATCTGGCAAAGGAAACAGCCCAAGTTGTTGACGCTTGGACTGTTTTCCTTTTAGTTCATCTACATAAACTTCTTGAAAGAAACTTTTAACAGAAGCAGGTAATGCTAAGTTTAGTGGAACAAAGAAGTCTGGATGCATCCGTTATTTATTTTGATCCAACACTAACTTGCAGGTAGCCATAAACTCATCGTATGCTTGTCTAACCATTGGGTGCTCGAGCAACTTATTAGCTTCCTCTTCCATGGCTTTTAGGCCTGCTTCGGTAACTTCTCGAGCACTAGGCAATTCGACATAGTAACGCTCGCTGTCGAACAATTTGGCAAGATGATCCCAGGCAGCTTTTTGTTCTTCTGTGATAGGCTTGTTGTGCGGACGCATTTCACTTGCTCGTTGCACAGCCTTGCTCATTGCATCTTCGGCATAACGAGCCGCGGCAATCATAGGAGCAAGTGCGGGTTCAATGTTAAAGCGACGGCTTTGTCCGCCGGGGTAGCACATGACAAGATGATTGCCTTTGGGAAAACTATCCATGAGTTCGTTGTCGTACTCTTGTACCGGGACGTACTTACGGCCAACTCGTTCGTAAAAAATCTTTTTCACGGGAAACCTTAGTTTGCGTTAATAATGCGATCAAAGCCCTCAGCTTCAGTAGGATACTCAAAGCGATTGATCATGTCTTGCACAATTTCATCGGGAATGTTCTTACCCGGACGGTCTAACATTTTTGCATGTTGCTCGGGTGCAGGAGTTTTAAACACCACTGCTACCTTGGTGTAGTGCTTGGGTGCCATGCGTAATTTACGAGCACGAGTCTTTGCTGTTGTACTGGTCTGATCCCAAATTACAACCCGGTTGTTCTTAAATGCATCAACTGCTGTCTTTGTCATAAGGTCAAGTGCTGTTGGCATGTAGTCTTTAAACACTTCGGAATAGGTCTTGCCCACACTCCGTGCATACTGTTCAACGTGGTTGTCTGTGCTAACAATCACAGTGTTGGTCCAGTCAAACATTTGTTGACCTATCCAAGTTGTTTTGCCGGAGCCAGGAACTCCTACTAATACATATAATGTGCTCATCGCTGTGCAAGTTTTAAATTAAGAACAAAGTTTTCTACAGTCAGTTTGGTAAGAACAGCTTGGATCGTAATGCTTTCATCTGGGAATGTTTCTAAAATAGAAATAGCCATCATACGATACGCTTCTTCCTCATCAATGGCCAGCATGCCCCAATCAATTGGATCTGTTACTTCTACTTCTTGTGCCAGGGCAACAATAAGATCAACAATATCACTATTACTCATCGTTTCTTTCCTTGAGACGTTCTTGACGTTCTGCTTCGTGTACATCACACAAGGTGCGAATCCAGCCGCCCGATCTGCGTGTGCCAATTGCACCACATTCTTCGCATGCTGTACTGGCCCAGGCTTCGGCCATTCGTACCATACCGTGAATTTGGTCGTCCCCGCCTTGGTAGTAGAAACGTAGGCCACCAAACTTTTCTTTGATCTGTTCTACAACAACTTGTGGGCATTCATCCGGGATAGCGTTGTCGTATTCATTTTTCACCGACAACCGTTCTCTAGTAGAATTTACCCACTCAGTATGCTGTTGTATGTTGGCGCATAACTTTTCAAGAATGGGCCACCATCCTTGACTGACTGCAAAGCCGCCGTATGGCTCGGCAAACATTTTGGGATATGTTTCTTCCATGCGTTTAGTAAACGCTTCGTATTGTTCTTCTGTGTACATGGCTTAATTATAACACCTTTGTTGTGTGTTGTCAATAGAAAAGGCTCCTAGGAGCCTTTTCAAATCAGCAATCCAAATTAGATTGCAATACCCAGACTCTGGGCCTTGTATGCCAAAGCAACCATCTTGCGGCTTGCTTGACCATGTTGGTATTCAGTAACCTTGACACCGTTACCAGCAACACGTTGCTTGGCATAAACTGCGTAACCACGCTGACGAATCTGGGAGATTGTAGCTGTTGGGTTAGCAATACCAAAACGCTTGGCAATTGCGGCTTCGCTCAATGTCTCACCGTTCAATACGAGAGCTTGGAACAGTTTGTACTGCTTGGTAGTTTCATCAAATTTCTTCAACATTTTAAGTTTCCTTGTATAATACACCTTGCATCAATGCTGTGGTGGTATATTGATTATAGCAACATTAAAGCAGAAAGTCTATATGGTTCTTAGCCATATAGACTTCTTTTGGTTAAACTAGTTTAAGTTATTTGGTATTGATAAACTCGTTTAGGACCTTGGCCTTCTTGATAATTTCTTCTTCTGTAGGGAAGGCTTTGAAGGTCGGTGTTGGTGGTAAGGTGGTATTTTGGAAACCTGCGGCTTGTGCTTGTGCATGTGCAAAACTAACTTTGTTATTGTAGTCTGACATAACTGCATCGCGTTGGGCATGCCAATCTTGCTCTAGCATTTCTTTTGCCATCTTCAGTAAGTCAAGACGGATCATGTAGCCATTGGTTCCAATAGGCTGTGGCTTAGGTATACTCATAAAATTCTCCTGTGTTTGAGTGTGTGTGCAAACTGTTGTCTGCAAAGTAATTATAACACACTTGTCATAAGAAAGCCGCCAATTACGGCGGCTTTGATAGACTAGTTTACTCTAAATTAGAATGAACGTGTGTAGCTAAGTGATGTTGCTTTTTCTGCTCCATCTTTCTTGACGACATCATAACCTACACCAATAGTGTCCTTCTTTGTCAATGCATAAGAAACACCAACTCGGGTCGTGTCACTGCGGTCAGCAACACTTGACGAAAATGCATCACGGAAACGATACGCTACACGAGCAGTCAATGCATCAGTGACCTTGTAGCTGATACCTGGCTCAATTGAGTAGTAGGCAGTTGCGCTAGAACCAGACACTGCCTTTTGACCAATACCACCACGTACTGTTGCGCTCAAGGGACCGGCTGCAAACACTGTACCTGATACACCAACTTCTTGACGAACTGATGTTGCATTGGTTGAGTCATTTTGACTATTGATAACACCTACGTCACCTGTCAAGCCATAAGCAAGTCCGGTACGAACTGTTAGACCTTGGCGGTGAGTTTGTTGACCATTTACATCTGAATCAACGACAGAGCCGCTGAGTGTAACAGATGTTTGGGCGCTTGCCAAACCAGCGGCTGCTGCCAAAATAGATGCTAAGATAATTTTCTTCATTTGAGTTTCCTTGTAAAATAAGATAATTAGCTGGGTAAATTTTCCAGCTAAGATACTTATAGTAGCATCGACACTATTGCGTATCGTTTAACGTTGTTTTGGGCGTTTGCATAGTAGAAACAATGACTCGTTTACATGAGATGAGTTGTGCCCGTAGCTGAGTAAACATCGGGTCTGTTAAAATATTCAACGCTTGATCAATACTATCTATCGTAGCCAATCTTTTATTTTTAGGAATATGTGCAACTGCCATATGCACAGGAGCCCTAACTGTGTGTGCTAAAAATTTACAATTTGGATATTTTTTAAAAATGTCAACGAAGTATTGGGCCAATGAATGTATATCTTCTAGAGCCGAGCCTGTGATTGTGGTATGAAAGATTACTTTCAAAGGCAGCTGAAGGAACTTGTTAATATTCTCATCGACTACCTTCCAATTGGTTCCTACTCTTAAATTTTCTGCGGTGTTACCTACTGCGTCGATACTGAGATGCAGATACGTGTTGAATTTTAAAATCTTCTCAACAAACACTGGATTATAAACACTAGCGTTGGTATAAATTTTTAAAGTCAGGTCTGATTTGTCCAGACTAACCAAGTGATCTAACAATTCATAGTAGTGCTTGATAAGCATTGGCTCTCCACCAGTTAGCGTCAAATGTTTTAAGTTTTCGGCTAACTTCAGAATTGTTTGAAAGTTGTCCTCGCTAATGTTGGTAACTGATCCGGCTATCAATGAGCTGTTTTGTGCATTACACATTTTACACTGAAAGTTGCAAAGATTGCTGGTACGTAATTCCATGTAATCTAACTCAGTTTCAATGTTGTCGGGTGTAGCAGTATCGCCGTATAATGCCACCATATGTTCTCTTATGCTTTGTAAGCCAGCATCTTCTAATTTTTTGCAAGCAGAACATGTATCGTCGTATTCACCATCTAAAAACTTTTGTCTTAGATTTTTCAAGTACTCGCTGTTTTGAAATTCTGTAGGAGACATATCAAACTGCTTAGAGCTGATACAACAAACCGATACCTTGTTAACATGATAAAACATTGAGCGCCAAGGCGCTGGGCAGAAGAAATTATTCATATTGTACTTATAGTCACTCATCGTCATCATCCCATCCCTCCGCATCCAAATCGATGTCGGAGATTCCTTGAAACTTTGGGTCGTCGTAATACTTGTAGTAGCCCTCATTTGGTTTGAGGATTCGAATATCAGTATCACTTAGCAATAAGTGCAACATCGCTACATCTTCCTTATCAAAAATATCAGCCATGTAAAATGTAGTGCTACATGCGCCGCCGATGCTTTTGATAGGCCCGTGCTTGATGTTGTTCTCTTTTAATGCGTCCTTGAGTTTCTTTGCACCCCAATTGTTTTCACTTACGATGATTCGTGTGATGCCCAACTTCTGATTTCGCAGACGGACTTTATCGATGATGGTAAGTTTGGAAACTGTAGCTTCGTTGGCGTCATTGATTGTTAGCAAACAATCCTTTACCTTGATACTACCTTTGGTGTGCGGGTTATTACTAGTCTCCTTGGTGCTCCAAGGTACAGTACAATCCACATGATTGACATATAACGTTTCGCCATGAAATTTTAAGACCCACATGGGAATGGTCTGGTCCGTTAAGTGTGCTTTGTTAAAGTGGAACACTACGTCCTTGCATGCGTACTCAATCTATTTTGTCATTTTTAAAATCCTTTATTTCTTGTTCGGCTTCTTTTACACGTTCTTTGTGTTTGGGGTTAAAAAGCATACAGCACTTACAGCTTAATAAATGCGTTGTCTTGCCGTTTAGTTTGGCATTGGCAGCGGCTGTTCCGTGATATATGCTTTTCATGCGTTATTTATGCAAAGATTTCCAATGCCGTGCCACATTCGGTGCAAAACTTAGCGTTAGCTTTGTTCTGTTTACCGCATGTCACACACTTTGGTTTCATCTTAACATTTACTGGTTTCAATACTGGTCGGTTGTCAGGTGTTTCGCCAAGCAACTTTAGTACGATGGTGTGCTTTTCAGCTTCCATTGCACCCATAAAAGTTGTTTGGAACTTTTGTGTACTCTTGCTACCAGGAACAGTAATGCCTACGTCATTAACTGTTTGGTTCATATCCATCCAATCCATCGTAGCCATGCCATCGTGAACTTCACTCTTGTTCACAATGCCATTATCAGCACAGTACTTGTCTACTGCGGCGGATGCGGCTTGTGCCATCACTTGTCCGTTTTGGCTAAAGTCAACTGATCGCAATGTACCATTGACATTGAAGCTGGCTGGGTAGATGCTATTTTGATTGGTGCCACCACTTGCAGTAATCCAGCCGCGACTAACAGGTGGAACGTATGGCTTTTCAAATTGGAACTCAATACGAACTAAACCATCTTCAAGTTTGGCACCACGAGGACCATCTTCAATGGCATTTGTACGTTCAATGAACTTGAATCGGTTACCGGCATTGAGATTACCATTTTTGACATAACGCTCAAGGTCAACTTCTTGTCCCGCGTTAAGAACCAAGCCACCTTCGATGACATTGTCGCCATCAATGAAGATGTTTACAAGTGCTCGAGTTGTGTTGAGGTTTTTGATTAGAAAGCTATATTCGCTACCAAATGGAATATAGACTGTGTCCTTGAATTCACGGAGGATCTTGCCGTTTGCTTTTAGACTCGCAACGAGTTTTTGATTGTACATCATTTTTCTTCCTTTTACTGTGTACTGACTAAACACATAGTAATCTTAAAGTCAGTTGGTTGTAGCTAATGCTACAAAACTATTTAGTAGTGCCGGTCTGTTCCCGACTGCCACTAAGTTACATTTTGGTACTCTTGCTTGCCCACGGATTTATCTAGCTTACCGTGCAACTCATACTGGACTCAACTTAGAGAAGATACCGCTGCCTTGGTGCGATAGACGGGACTCGAACCCGCAATCTTGAGTTTTAGAGGCTCTTGCTATGCCATTCAGCTTCTATCGCTATGTAATTATTGTAAGACAAAACAATCTAATAGTCAATGATTAAGTTGTCCAAAAGAAACCCGCCGAAGCGGGTCTTGAGTTTCTGTTACGAGGTATGTCTTACCCTAAGCGGAGTTTAGGCCACTAATGCAAACTTTTTAGTTTGCATTTACTAAATAACACTGGAGGAACTATGCAATATTTTACCTACTTATGGATTGACAAGTCTAGAAAAATGTTTTACATTGGCATGCACGAAGGCTACGTTAATGACAATTATATATCATCTAGTAGATGGTTCAATGGCGAGTATCAGTATCGACCTAACGATTTTAAAAGAAAAGTACTTAAACTGTTTGACAATAGATCGTTAGCAAGAAAAGAAGAAGCAAGATTGCTTATGTTAGTTAAAGAGAATGAGTACGGTACTAGATACTATAACCTTAAAACAGGCAGGCCTAAGGGCACACCTGCATCAAACAAAGGGCAACCAATGACATTAGAACAGCGAGAAAAACTTAGTGCTGCCAAATTGGGGAAACCGTCTGCCAGAAAGGGTATTCCCAATAAAACAAAAGCTAGTTGATTCTGTTTCCAAGTTCAACTAGCAAAACTCAGATGGGCCTAAATTAGGCGGCCATCAAAAATGCGTTATCATTTGCATTTAAAGGTTTTGCTTCTACGACCGGGAAACCCCAATCCTACGGCTTCTGCTTTGCCGAGCTGTCCACTTTGTTACTCTTTGCCCAATCGATCCTGTGTCAGGCCCATCAAAAGAAAACTAAAATTCAGGCTCTATGTCCTGGTCCCGAGTTCACACTCTTAAGGCACGTTGTACACCGTGTCTAATTTTCTTTTGGTGGACCTGGCGGGCACTGCCCCCGCGTCTTGAACTTATTTCTCATCGCTTCATACAGCAATAACTTATATTATATACTTATTTGGCCAGCTTGTCAAGCCATTAGATCAGTTTAAATAATCCAAAAACACTGCCATCCCGGTTGCTATACGCAAGGTAGTTGGCGTGTGGTGCACCAAAGTCATTTGACGAGCCAAACCATTTTGCGGCACGATCTTCGCTGGATACCTCTACCCAAGTACCTGTGCCATCTGTGTTGCCGTCAACATCTCTGTTTAGTACAAAACGCTTTGTATCACAGGAAACAAGATTATACCACCATACTTCTTCGTTTGGCGAAGTTGGTTCTGTTTCGCCAGAATACACACGTTGTTCTGCCGCAAAGTAAAGAGTAGTGCCAAACTCGTTTGATTGTTTACGGAGTTTAGCATATTCACTATCAAACGAACCATTGGCATCTTCCAACAACTCGTATGTTTCTAAACGTGCAAGGCCAAGATTGAAAGGTACAATATTGCCATTATCTTTACGTGGTTGTAAATTTTCATCAACGTAGCAGATAAAAAATTCTTCTGCCATGTTTGGCCAACCACTGATATCCGACGAAGGAATACTAAATGTGTGAGCATAACCTCTGTGTAATTCTATAGTTGGGTTTGCATTCAAGTATACATCCTTGCGGCCATTGATAACCTGCTCGCTTGCATTGCCAGTTACTGCCCAGCAGTTGCGATCACCAATCCAAACAAAATCAAATGTTGTCTTTGGTGGTTCAATTGTTGCTCCAGTCAATGGATTACCGCCTAAGTCAGACACATCACCTGATACTACTGTAGATGTATATCCAACTAACTTGCCGCAATAATCGTACACAGGTTCTTCTTGTGCGTAGTAAGGATCTTGTGGTGTTAGTGCATTGACTGCTAAACTGTACACTTCGGGACCTAATATTGGCAACCAGGGGTTGGCATTTGTTATACCATCTGCCTTGACAGGGTAGCTGCCAGTTTGCTTAATACTGGCCACCAATGACTGTGCTGTTGCTGTTGCACTTTTTAAATTTGGTGCATCTGGTGGGGGATAAGGTGGATTCCATTGTACTGCTGGTGGTCCTGCAAGTGTTGGCCCACCACCGGGTACATATGGCTTGCCAGTTGTTAGATCGTGCTTATGACGAAAGTCTGGGAACAGTTGACGGTTGATTGATTTATCAAGTGCAGTCTTAACCTTTTTTAAACGCTTAACAACATTGTCTGGTACGTTGTATAGTATATTACCTAAATTATCCACTCGTTTCTCTATACTACCTAAAATACTTTCTGGGTTGTATCCATTGCCGGCACCAAAACCGCCGTTGGCATCTAAACATACTGACGGTTTGGCCAGGCGGCCTAGGTCGTTTAAGATTGCATTCATCTCGCGGAACTCGGCATCAATTACTTGACTAACAACATCAGGGATCTGTGGAGCTCTTAGCGGGATAGCACACATACCATCTAGTGCTAGTAAACTTTGCACTTCGGCAATAGCGGCATTGACACGAGCAAGTGTTTCAGGAATACCAGACATTGCTTCGGCTGCTTTGAGCTGATCTCGCACTTCGGATAATGCGTCTTTGAGCTCGCCTGCAATGCCGCCTTTTTCTCCACTAAGCATTTCGTCAAGGTCTACTGTTACGCACAATAGCGGACCTTTGAGCATGTTGTTGATACCGCCAAACAAGATAGCACAAATAATGTCCTTGATTGGCTTGTTTAGAATGCCTTTGGTTGCAACGCTTACGCCGGGGATAACTGGGATATTTGCCATAGTCGTATACTTATACTTCCTCGATGCGCTTTTTTAATTCACACTTTAGATCAATGTCACCTTTGGTGCGTCTTGCAAGTATTCCAGCTAGTATGCCTGCTGTTTTTAATGTGCCATACTTTCGTATCATTGCAACTGTAAGATCGAACCACAGCTTTTCAATGGTAGCATGCGGATCGTACTTCATTAGGCCCACTTTAGATCTGGTGGCAATGACGCACCGCTTCTGCCGCCGCCATTTTGATAAGGTGCTTTGCCGTTACGAGTCGCCAATACCGCCACGCTTGAAGGACTACGGCCACCATAAGAAACGTGTACCCAACGTCCTTCAAAAATTACCTGGCTATAAGGCAAGCCTGCTTTGCCAATCCACTTGAACAGCTTCTTTGCATTTTCTACTGCATCACCATTAAGCAACTGAATGTCGGCTGCACAAGCATAAACGTGATCACTTGTATTGCTACCGCCAATGCTGGCATTAAAAGACGGTGATCTGTAGCCCGAGGAAATACTAATAGGGAAACCAGCGTCACGTATAGGGTCTAATATGTTTTTGCACAATTTTTGCCAATTACATGCAATTTGGGTAGCCGAATGTCCGCCATGTGCCTGTGGCTTGTATTTCATGTGGGAATATTTGTAGTATTTGCTACAGGCTGTGTCCCACATTGCATCTGTGTACGCTGAACAATCAGTATTATCCGCAGGAGGTGGCTCACCTGGGGGCTGACTATCTTCTCCTGCACCCGGGCCCATTGTTGCCGCTACGTCAGCTCGTGCGGCTTCGTCACCTTCGGGCGTGTTTGGGTAGTATATAACCCCGCTTTCAGTTGTTAGTCTTGCACCTCTGCCAGGCGCTTTTGCATCGCACATAATGAAATCTCCCAGCTATTTATGGGAGATTTCATTTTTAACCAATATGTACGTCTGGGCTACCTTCTGCCCTCGAGTGCCCACATTCGTCTTCGTCACCTGCTCGATTTACAGGAATTCCTCCTATAAACACAGTAGGACTGCCATTTGCTGTCGCAGTAGGTAAGTGCAAATCGTGCCCAGATACAGTACTACCATCAATGCTGGCCAATTGCCCATTGACATATACTGTACCTTGGGCAACATCTTCGATAACTCCACCGCCATCGTTTTGATCGCCTTGACGATGTACTGCTGGCATTAGAACTTCATACCAGCTGGTGCAACTTGGATACCGCTCATTGCAGAACTGTATTGATCAGCAAGTTCTTTGTCGGTGTTTGCTACACACACTACTAGAGCTTTGTTGATCTTTAGATTGCGTGTGTTGGCAGGATTAACTGTCATCAAGTAAGGAGTAAGTGCTGGGCCACCTTTGGGACCTACACTTAGCGTCACTGGACGATCGATAGTGTAAGTTGCACTATCATCTTCTTTGTAAGTACCAATAAGTTCTTCACCTGAACTCATCTTAAGAGTTACTACATCACCATCTCGTTTTACGTCGATTAACATTTTTTTCCTTATAGTTTAAATCCAGCAAAGGTATCTTTGCTTACGTCTTGTTTAATACCACCGATAACATAACTTTCGATTTCTGTTTCCTGTGGTGCCACTTGCAGTCCTTTACTGCTTGTCCAATGATCAGTCCAAGGTAAAGGATTGTCATTTGCGCTACGTTCGTAACGTGTTTCTACGCCAAGGCCTTTGAGTCGCTTGTTGGCAATGTGTTCGACATACTGATGCAATAGCTTTGCGTTAAGACCAACAATAGCGCCACGGCTAAACAAATAGTCCGCCCATTCTTTTTCTTCAGCTACAACCAAGTCATAGATGGCACCAATCTCGCCAATTAACTCATTGGCAATTTCTTGCATCTCTGGATCGTCACCTTTGAACCAGTTCTTGATAATGTGTGTTGTAATACTTAGATGTTGGCTTTCGTCTCGAGCAATAAGACTAATAATCTTTGCCGAGCCTTCCATCTTCTTTAGTTCGCCAAACGCAAAGGAGCAAGCAAACGATACATAGAATCGAAGTGCTTCAAGTGCATTGACATTGACCATTGCCAAGAACAACTTCTTCTTGACTGCTCGCAAGGTGCCTTTGCCAGCATAGAAATACTGTGACGCTGTTTCGATAAAGTCGTCGTATGCTTTGGTCACTGATTTGGCGCGAGCAATGATCTTAGCATCGTCAAGCATGGTGTCAAACACTTCGCTTGGATTTGAGTAGATGTTCTTGATAATGTGCGTGTAGCTACGACTGTGAATGTTTTCAAAAAACTGCCAGGTGTTCATGCAGCCTTCAAGTTCGGGTAACGAACAGAATGGCATAAACGCCATTGCTGGACCACGACCTTGTACGCTGTCAAGTAGAATTTGATACTTTAGGTTGGCAGTAAAGATAAACTTTTGTTCATCACGAAAGTCAAGATAATCACTGCGATCTTTTTGCAATGACACTTCTTCTGGGCGCCAGAAGTATCCAAGTTGAGTTTGCGTTAGCTTATCAAACACTGGATACTTGAAAGTGTCAAATCGTTGGGCATTGAGTGCTTCGCCAAAAAACATAGGTTGTTTGGTAAAGTCTACTTTGTCCTTATTAAAAACTGTTGCCACTTTCTTGTTTCCTTAAATTGTACAGGCTTCGCAAGCCTCTGAGTCGTCATCATTTACTTGTTGTAATTGTAACATAGGTGCGGCTGTAGTGTCAAGTGTATCTTCGTCCTCACCTTTCATATCGTATGTGTTATGGTAGTACGAAGTCTTCCAACCCAACTTGTAAGTTGTCAACAAGTCACGGAACATGATACTCATTGGCACTTCGTTGTTTGGATAGTGCTTGGGATTGTAACTCCAGTTACCCGAAATAGCTTGGTCAAAGTATTTTTGCATCGCGGCTACAATCTTGACATAACCATCTTGAACACCATCTTCATACAAGTAAGAGTAGTTGTTCTTTAAGCTACCGTACTGTGGAACGATTTGTTTCAACGGACCTTTCTTGGACTTCTTAGTGCTCATTGCCGCACGTGGTGGCTCAATACCATTTGTTTCGTTACTAGCAACTGAACTTGATTCGCTTGGCATTTGTGCGCTTAGTGTACTGTGACGCATGCCATGTTCGGCAACTTCGCGACGCAACAATTCCCAATCGTAGTGCAAGTCTGTTCCTAGGAACTCGTCAACATCACGCTTGTATGTGTCAATAGGCAAGATACCTTGTGCATACTTTGTACGGTCAAAGTATTCGCAACGACCTTTTTCTTTTGCAAGTTCAACGCTGGCTTTGATCAAGTAATATTGGAACGCTTCAGTTAAACGGTTAACTGATTGAGCGGCTTCAACATCAGAGTACTTCAAACCCTTCTTGGCAAGATAGTGTGCAAGGCCAATATACCCAATACCAAGACTACGACGAGCCTTAGTAGAAATCTCTGCGGCAATAACTGGGTAGCGTTGGTAGTCAATGATTTGATCCAATGCACGAACAGCAAGTTCAGTCAAGTTCTTTAAGTCATCTAACTCGCGTACATTACCAACGTTGATAGCACTTAAAATGCAAAGAGCAATTTCGCCTTCCTTATCATCTAGTGTTTGGATAGGGTCTGTTGGCAATGTAATCTCTTGGCACAAGTTGCTCATACGCACCATGTCTGTAAAACTGCTGTGACTGTTGCAGTGGTCAATGTTCATGATATAGATGCGACCTGTTTCGGCACGTTCCTTTAGCAATTCTCCAAACAAGGCCATGGCCTTGACAGTCTTCTTAGAGATTGAAGGATCCTTTTCGTACTTGACATACAACTCGTCAAACACTTCATTGTTACCAAATGCTTCGTACAAGCCTGGAACGTCATGCGGTGAGAATAGTGTAATGTCGCCGTCGGCAAGTAAACGTTCGTAGAAAATCTTGCTCAATTGAATTGAGTAGTCTAACTTGCGCACACGATTGTCTTCGGTGCCTTTGTTGTTCTTTAAAACAATAACGTCACCAATCTCTTTGTGCCAGATTGGAAAGTGAACTGTAGCACTGCCGCCACGGACACCGTTTTGTGTGCATGAACGCACAACACTTTCATACACTTTCAAGAATGGAATAACACCAGTGTGTGCAACTTCGCCGCCACGAATCTTAGAGTTGATGGCACGAATACGGCCAACGTTCAAACCAATACCAGCACGTTGGGCAATGTAATAACCAACGGCAGAAGCACTGTTAAAGATGCTTGGAAGTGTATCGTCAACGTCAACTAATACGCAAGATGCAAACTGACGAATAGGAGTACGTACACCTGACATTACAGGTGTAGGAATGTTAATCTTGAATGTAGAGATCGCATCGTAGTAACGACGAATGTAGCTTAGTCTCTTGTCAGCTGGGTATGTTGCAAACAATGTAGCGGCAATCATCATGTACATGTATTGCGGTGTTTCGTAGATGTGTCCATTGCTACGATCTTGTACAAGATACTTGTCTACTACTTGACGCATGCCTGCGTATGTAAAGTCCAAGTCACGTTGGTGGTTGATATAAACATCAAGTTGGCGCCATTCTGCTTCAGTGTATTGCTCAAGCAATTCGGCATCGTACACACCTGCGGCTACGTTTTTCTTTACTAGGTCATACAATGGAATGTAATCAAATTGCCCGAATACGATTTTACGAAGACCGTATAGCAATAAACGTGCGGCTGCAAATTGATAGTTTGGCTTTTCTAAACTAACTAAGTCACTTGCACTACGTACAAGAATCTCCTGGATGTCGCCAGTAGTGATGCCATCGTTGAACTGCAAGTCTGCGTTCATTTCGATTTGGCTTACACTAACTCCGGCAAGACCTTCACATGCTTCTTCTACCATCAAGTGGATTTTGTTAATGTCCAACGGCTCTTTGCGCCCGTCTCTTTTAATTACGTTAATTGTTGATTTGCTCATATTTTCCTTTAATCCAATTTTTGTGTGCGCTGTCTTGGTGCAGTAAGTTCATACTTAACCAGGAACCATGGCGCAATATCTTTATACTTTAACTAGGTTAGCGAGGTCGCTAGGGCCCCATGTTTGTAGAATTTGCATTTTTGCTTCGTCGATGTCGAGTACTTCACCGTCATAATAATTTAACAGTTTTTTGTTAGGAAGTATTACCAACAAGCGGGGTGTTTCGTCGATTATGGCTAACATAAGCTCACAATCAATTTTGGCTAGCACCATGCTGTAAAACATACCAAGTCCTTGTGCGCTGGGACAGAATGAACCCGACCCAATTAATGCCCATGGGTCTGGCCAAGTTTCTTGTCTCCAGGGATCGAATGTTTTAGTAACCATTGGGACAAATTTCCACCAGGTTGCTACTTCTTGATATGCAGAGTTAGTATCAAGATTTGAAAGACTTAGTCTCCAGTCTCTCCATGCTGCCAGTCTACCTTGTTTGTCAGTAAACCAATGTTCTAAGTTTCTATGTTCCACGCGATACTTATGCTAGTTTATAGTACTGTTCTACTCGACGAAGCCATAGATCTGTATAGCGATCAAAGTCTGCACCTTCTACGATAAATTCCTGATAGATGTTGTCTGCCGAGCACATAAAGATTACACCTTTGCGAATCCGAGTGCCCCATACTTCGTTGTGTGCTAGTGCGTATGCCGTGGTTTGAATAAAGTAATCGTCAATCCATTCACGCTTCTTGGGCTTGTTGGTTTGCTTATGGTCCATGATGGCATCTTCGCCACTGTGGACTCCAACCAAGTCAGTTGTACCTGCATACAAGCCCGGGCAGTACAGTTGGACTTCGGTGCCCCATACTTCGTTGCAATTCACTAGGCCTTCGCTAATAATGGTCTGTGCCATTTTGTGACTTTGGATGGAGTATGGATTTGTGCCAGGTGTGCCAGCATCTCCAGTTAGCACATAGTTCTCAAGCCACTTGTGCATACGAGTGCCACGGCTAGCGGCTTCGGTTGTAATCTCTCGGGCTTTTTGTTCCCCGACGCTCTTACGCCAATTTGCAAGAGCTTGTTTAGATTCTTCGGATTTAGTTTTGTCTAGAATTGTAGTAACGCTAGGTACTCGTGATCCATCTGGAGTTTCGTATAGACGACTTGCGCCGTCTATTCGATTTAATGGTTGGTAGTTGTATTTGGGGTTAAAATTTATCATTGTCATTTATTATACACAAGCGTATATAATAAGTCAATGATTACCAGGCGATTACCCACTGGAAAGTGGTTTGGCTAGTTGGGTTAATTTGGCGTTCGATTGTGTATCCAAGATCTGTAAAATACTGGATCACTTTAGCCATTTGAAGTCTTAATTGGCGGCTATCATTGACACCGGTCCAAGTATTGTAGTACTCGGTTGCTAATGCATAACCAGTGTCAGTTGGATTCTTTGCCATTGTGCTTGTAGTTGATACTGTTACTTCAACTGCGCCATCTGCCGCCGCCAAAATAACTTCTTCTTCTAAGTCACGGATTTCTCTTAAAACAAAAATATCTTGTAGTGATTTTAAACGTGCTTCTGATGCAGTTAACATTACGCGGCTCATAGTCCTAAATCCTTTTTAGCTTGTGCAATTGCATCCTTGCCTACAATTTCTTTGTTCTGTTCTGCTTGATCAACTGTGTCTGCATTAGGAACTGTGGTCATCATAATTTTATCATTGCTAACATCGGCGACCAAGTCGTTGTTTTTTGCTTTGAATGTTGCGATTAGACCACGGATAGCATCAATTTGATTTGATGCGCTAAATCCCATCTTATTAAGACGTTGTACTAACTCTTGCATAGGCAAGGTTGCTACGCCATCGTTTTGACTCTTAATTAAGAGCATCTTGACAGCGTTGGCAAAACTTTGATCTACACTAGATAGTTCAAGCAATATCACTCTTCATCTCCCTGCCAGTTGGTTCTTCTTCTGGGCCTGCACTACTTGGGAAAATTGGAGCTTCGCCGCCAGCTTCTTCACCTGGCAAAGAGGCTGGTAAAGCATCGCCTGGGCTTGTTAAGCTAGTGATAGCTGAATCAAGCGTGTCTTTAGTTTGCATTAACATGTTAATGGCTTCTTCTAATGCGCCCTTAACTGTTTGTACGTATTGCTCGCCTGTTGCATCGCCGAAACGAGCTTTGATTTGATCAACCAATGTGATCATGTCTTTACCTAGCATGTCTGCTACGTCTTCGATCATACCTTGGAAGTCTTTGTTCATTGAACGTGCGGCAATAATAACTTCTGCTTGATCTAAATCAGCATCGTCTAATTCGCCTTCAAATAAAACTGGATCTACGTTGGCCATTTCTTCGTATACTTCACGTTGCAAAATTGCACGAGTATACTCTGCACCACCACGGCTTGCTAAAGTATCGATTTCTGATTGAACACGCTCTAGTTGTTCACGTAACATGCGTCCGCCTAGTGGCTTAACGTCAATGCTTTCCTTACGCAACGCACGACGAGCTGCCTGTGCTGGCGTAGTTGTTGTTGTAATATCATTAAATTTCATAATGGTCTCCGATACTTTATTTAGTGTTTTGGCTTGCTCATTTTGTTCATTCTAGCCACACGTCTGCTGACTTGATTGAACTTTTTAGTTCTGCGGCTTCGCATTTTGAATCTGGTTTTGAATTTAGCTTTTAAGCGTTTAAATCTGATACGCTTTTTGATGTCAATACGTTTGCTACATGTACTTGCCGCGCTAACGACTCGCCCTTTTTTAACTCCGGTTGTGCAACGAACTTTACGTTTAATTCGTTTACCAGAACGGGCCCATACTATTTTAGCTTCGACAACGATTTGCATGTTATTTTGGAAGGTGTGTAATCACATACCCTAGCATTGCCAACAGGCCCACAACAACTGTTGCAGTAGATGTGACCATAATTTTAAACTTTTCATCTTTAGCGTTACTTAATAAAGTCTTAATTTCGCTAAGATTTTTTTGATTATCCGTCTTAAATGACGCAAAATCTGTATGGATCTGATCTAATCGATCTTCAACGAATCCAATCTTTTCTTCTAAACGCTTATAACGCTCAGCACACAATTCTACGTGTAGCTCTAAGCTAGTCTGCTCTGTAATCGGTCTATCGGCTGCCATTTTAGCTATCCCGTAAAAAAACTACTCACATGACTCGAGTCTGTAAGTAAAGTTGTGAGTAAAAATGAGCCTAGGTGAGTGATTACAACGATTGTTTATATAGTTATATTTAGCACGATTAGAAAGAATCGTGTCGGATGTAAAACGTATTTTTGTCGGGACCAGATGTAATGAGCTTGCCATCTAATGCGGCTGTTTCAGTTAGGCCTGTAATTGCGGTATTACCAACTGAATCAGCTGTTAATGTTTCTTCTGTCATTTGGCCAACACGTTCAGCGATCCACTTTAGGCACCATACGCGATGTATGCCTTTGATGTTTTCTCCAAATAAGCTATCGCTAACGTCCTGTTGATCGATACACTCAACTCCAGCAAGCAATGGCTGGCCACGACTTGCAATAATATTCATCAATGTAGCCAAATTGCTACGACTGCTGTTGCTACTTGGCCCAATGTCATACAGTGTCCAGGCTGTAAAGAACTCTGGATCAGCACCCATGTGCGCACCGGGAATCATCCAGGATTTCTTATCTTCTCTTTTTTGCATTATTTTATTGTAGCAATGGCCCGACCAATTGCGTATCCTGTCAATCCGGCAGCACCTACTTTGGCTACGCTCTTTAAAAAGCCGTCGCCTGAACGAGAACCAGCAATAGCTCCAGCGCCTAGCGCCGCAAGCTCTGCGTTACCTGCGTCTGTAATTTCGTAACCTTTGTTTCTTGACAACACATCTAATACTGGTAATAGCTCACTGCGTTTACCTCTTATGCGATAGTATTGTAATAATCTTGTCACGCATAGTTCTCGCTGATGAGTTGTAAGGTTTTCCCAGTCTGTGATTAATCTACGCAAACTTTTGTAATTGCTTACATCAATACCCATTTGGCCTTCCAATCTATACATTAGTCGTACTGCTGTAATTCGATCTAATGTGCCATTGGCGATTCCATGTAGGAACTGCTTTACTAATTTAGTGTTGGCACGAAGCTGTTTGGCTAGTACTAAGTTCTGATCATGTGCTTTTAGCTGTTGGGCAGTGCCACCTGTTGGGTTAAACAAGATGTGCAAGCCTTGGTATAAGTCTGTGCCGCTGATTCTTGGTGCAGTGAAGTTGCCAAATGCCAAAGTACGTTGTGCATAGTCTTTGGCAAAAGGTGCTGTTTCAAACTCCTTGCTTAACATGTAAAGAGTTAGCATGTTTAGAAACACGCTGTCTACTGTGTCACGCAATGTTAGCTGGCCAAGGTGCGTATTACGAAACATCTTGCTTTCGTTACAGTTTTCAAGAATAAAACTAAAACTGTTGTCTTGATTGTCTTCCATATTACTTGTCCTTGTCTTTCATGAACACAGGGCGGTTGACTAATTTAATCTTGCCGTGTGGCGTAGCTGAAACAAAGCCTTCGTGCCCTGCGCCTGTTTGTACACTGCTAGTATCAGCACCAACGTGCTTGTCTAGTTGATCTTTAATTTTGTGCTTGATAACTGTAATGCCAGCAACGATATCCCACGCTGTCTGGAATGGAGCCTTAAATTGGTTGATGTGTGCTTCGACGTTGGCTTGCTTGTTAGCCGACAAGCCGCTTGGACCTTTTAGCCAAGCCATAAACTCGTTTGCAACTGCTTTACCGTTTGTGATTTCCTGACCGCTTCGTGCTTTAAAGTTAACAAAGCTCTTGAAGATGTCTGGTAAGTTAGAAATCTTTAATGCACCAATGGCAAACGGATCTAACATGTCGTCAATCTTAGCGGCTGCTGGACTGTTAATAAGTGCTTGCACTTTCTTAATGTCTGCGGCAGGTAATTTAACAGTGTGTTCTTGCGTTAAGTTAGTTGATGGGCCAAATACTACTAGGCCAGGAACAGATTTAATACCAACTGCATCTGGAGATGTTGGCGTTGGTTCGGCTGTAGCAGAAGCGGCTTCATCAGCAGAGTCGTACATACCATGTACTGCAATGCCAGCACGGCTACGAACAATCTTCTTACCAACTTCACTGGTCTTGTCAATGTGATATTCAACCTTGTTTGGTTTAAAATTTACTCGCGCATCGTCAATAGTTAAGTCTTGTGCTTTCATCCAAAGCATATCACCTTGGAACATCTTGCCTGCTGTCTTAACAGGAGTAGCACGTTTTAACAAGTCATACATACCACCAAAGTGTGCGGCATATTCTGCACGACCCGGGCTGTCTGGCTTACGATTATAAATCATTGCAGACACTTCTTCTGCGCTTGTTGGGCGACCATCATACTTCTTGGCACCAATGCCTGCTTTGTCTGTTACGATGAATGTGTTCTTATCTAGCCAGCCAAAGATAACTGCCGGGCTACCGTCCCACTTGATCGTTGTTGTGTCATGATGTGACTGAGCCGCATGTGTTAGTGCAGTTAGCGCACGTTGAGCACCTTCAATACCGTTTTCATCAAACATGATATCTTCTGGGTGATCGATTCGAGCTTTTGCTTCGGTGAGCTTACGCTTATGATTTTGTGTTACTTCGAATATTTTCATGGTAATGGATTCGCTCTCAAATACTCGTCATGAGCCTTTGTATATTCTGCGTTTTGTCTTGCAACAAATGCGGCATCACTTTCTGCTGGCGTCTTTGTAACTGCTCGTCTTGCTCTCTCGCCTTCATCGTGTGCCTTGTCAAATAACTCGTCTGTGTTTACAGTTGTACCTGGAGTTGTAGGGGCCGTTGCTTGCTGTTCAAAATTCATACTTTTAATTTTGGCATGTACAGCTCGTGCCCACTCTTTGTAAATCTCAAATGCTTTTGCTCTTGGCGGCTGTTCTGCTACCGCAATCTGCAACCACGCTTTAAATTGTTCTTCAATTAGCTCCTCGGCTTTATTAACTACTGAATTAACTGCCGCAGGGTCAACATCAGAACTATGTCCAGATAGCAATCTTGTTAGTGTTTGATTGCTTACCAACAACGGTGGGCTTGCTAGCATCGCTTGCATTTGTTCTGTAGACAAATTCAAATACTTTTTCTGAATACCAGTTTGTCCTGTAATCATGCTAATCAACACAAGTTCTTCTAAGTTGTCTCTTAGATCAACGTTTGGATTCAATGATCTTAAATCAGGACTTTGTTGTGAGAATAAAACTTTGTCAAGTTGTGCGCTTGCAGTCTTAAAATTTTCTAATGCGTCTGGATCAACTTCTGCTGTTTCAGCGTCCTCTTGTTGGGTTTGGATAAAAATAACTGTAGCGGCTACAATCATTGATATAGCATTTAGTGCAGGCTCAACTTCCATGCCAATAGAAGCACTACCAGTACCACCAAGAATAGCATCAAACAATAATTTAATTTCGTTGTTAGCACCAACATTACTTGACAATACTAAGCGTTCAATGTCAGCACGATTGGATTTAATAGTAGGGCCAACTTGTGCAATATCAACTTGAAGTTGATCAGTAGCCGCAACTTTATCAGCTGCCGCCAGTGTCTGCTGATACATCATTTTTACTGGTAGAGGTACAGAACCAGAATCGATTTGGGCTAGCTGATTACCTAAACGTTGCATAACACGCGGTCTTGTGGTATTTGTAATAGCATCTGCAAACTTACGCAAAGCCGCATTGCTACCACGCAAGGCACGAATGATACCAGTTGGGCCATCGCCGCCGGCCATACTAGTTACTTTAGAAACTAAATTATCTAAGAACCCTTCATCTAATTGACGCTGTAGGTCATTAACTTTCATTGCTCGTTTTCCTTAATTGCTCTTACACCTCGAGCAAACTTAGCAGGGTCGCCATTTTTAATGGCTAGTTGCAATCTTCGTACTAGCTCTTCGGCCTGGTGCGGTGGATAGTTAGTTTGTATAATTTCGACTAGATTGATAACACGGGCAATGGCCTGCGTTGCTAGTCCCTCAACAAGCAAATGCTTGTCTTGCTGTGGTACTAGACCTGTTATTTCTTCTAGGATGCTACGAGTTTGTTTACGCATGATTAATATATTTAGCTAAATAAAGTTAATAGGAGACCCTGAAAATGCAACTTTCACCAAGCGCACAGGATTTGAGAGATTTGGCTAATAAGCTACAAAGGCTCAGCGAATACGATACAAGTGCCGATACGCACGAACCAAACCATGAAATTACTGACAGCGAATTAAGCCGCTTAAAAATTGCACTACGCCCATTGGTTAGTAGCGACATGCAAAGCCGTTTTATGCAAGTTTTAAACAAAATGGTTAGCGGACAGCCTGTAACCTTTGCAGAATCAAAACTTATTACGGCTGCTTTCATTAGCATGGCAGACATTGTTGCAAGCGATAGTTCATTGATTTCTCGTTTACGTGCTGACATTAAAGATTACAATGCGGCTGCTGGTGGTGATAATACCGAAGGCGACGAATACAGTCCAAAATTGAGTACTAGTGATTTTGAAGAACCGGAAGCAGAAGAGCTTCCAGTTAACAATCGCGATTTGAAATAATTAAATTTCACGACTCACAATAGCCCTTAGTGCATCCCTGTTAGAGTTACTAGCAACTGGTGCAGTTAAGGGCTTTTTTGCGACTGCGACACTGTTGTCTCCTTGGTCAGCCCAAGGTGCAGACAGCACATCCAATGGTCCAGCGGGCTTTCCTAATTCAAATCCTTCCCTAGCCTGCGGCTTTTCCCATTTAGTAGATGTAGGAGCACTTGTGTTAATTGGTGTTCCCATTGTGTTGCGCTTGAGCTTGTCATACACATCACCTGGCTTAGTAGTACCACTGCCTTGATCGCCATCCATGTCACTAATACGCAACGTATCGGGATTGAAACTTAGATCAATCTTTTGTCCAACTGCACCAGAACTACGTGTCTTCATAAACTGCAACTGTACCATACAACGTTCACGCATTGTAGGAGTAGAGAAGATACCAAATACGTTATCAGCAGTTTGAATCTTAGACAAACCACCAGCAATCATTGAGTGGTCAAACTCAACGCTTTCAACAGCACTACGGTTCAACTGACTAGCTGTTGCTAATAGCAACTGTTCAGACACAACCAAGTTACGCAATTCTTCTGCTACCAACTTGTCCTTAACGAACATGTCGCTAACGCTAATCTTTTGACTTGCTGGCATCATCAAGTCTAAGTAGTCAACTAAGATAGCATCTACTTTGATCTTACGTTGTGTTTGGAATTCACGCACCCAAGATAAAATGTCGTTTGCAGTAATGCCGTTTGTTAGCTGTACAATTTGCAGTACGCCGGCTTTCTTGCCATTCATACGAACTTTAAGATCAACATCCTCAAGTCGCTTAAACACTTCTCGAGTAGGTGTATCTGTTAGCATAGCATCCATACGCATAGCACACAAGCCCTCACTTAGTTCAAGAGAGAAGTAAACGGTATTCAATCCTGCCATTGACCAGTTTAGTGCTAAGTTTTGCAAGAACAAACTCTTACCTGCACCTGATGCTCCAGCAAAGATGTTTAGTTCTCCGCGGTTAAAGCCGCCATACAACTTATCGTCAAGTGCCTTCCAACCTGTTGTCAACTGTCCGTTATTATTCTTTAATGCGTTTAGTCGAGCAGATGGATCAGCAAAGTAGTCTGTACCAAATGTCTTTGGCAAGCCAACCTGCACTGCATCCTTGATTAGCTTTTCAACTGCGCCATACTGACTCTTATCCAACATATCAGCACTTTGAAGGATAGCCTTCTCTAATGCTTTATGTCTTGCAAAGCCTTCAAACTCTGCCAAGAACCAAGAGCTGTGTTCAACTGCTTGTGTTTCTAAATGAGAAAGTTCAGTGTTGGTTGTTGCCTTGACTTGTGTAACGTCTGGAATGTTTCCGTGTTCATTTACATAAGTCTTGATAAATTCTGCCGCACTTCGCAGTCTGCGGTCAAAGTGATCGGGATCTAACACGTTTTGGCAACGTGCTGCCAGATCCCTGTTACTGACCAAGAAGTCCAAAAATAGTTTTTGTAACTCATAGCCGTATTCTTTTACATCATCTGCCATTATTATCGTTTTCCTTTATGCACACCAGCGGCGTGCTATTAATTTAATCTTCAAGGGGCTGGTCTCAATCGCCGATATCACACTTTGTAGCGTAGCGACTCGCCCAAAGTGTTGTACTGCTTCATTGGCATCCTTGATACCGTCTGGCCAGTCTGGGAACGATACACTCCAACCTAGCTCGGCCGCTTGCATTGCCAACTGTAAGCCAGCCCGATCTCTATCTGGTAACACAACTGGCTCGTTATCAATGTCTTCAATGATCTTTGCTTGTTCAGGACTAATACTGTTAGTCATAATAGCAACACCATCTAAACTTAGCGCATCGTATTCGCCTTCGACTACTAGCGTATATTTTCTTGCTTGGCTTTGCTTGTCTAGGTTAAACACAAAGCTAGCTGGGCGGCTTGCAATAATCTTTGCAGTGCCTTTGGGTACTTCGCCAATCCAACGTGCATTGTAGCCTACTAACTTACCTTCATCAAAGAAAGGTAGGATGGCACGATTGTTCATGCCTTGTATGCTACTGGGACTAGACAACCAATCAGTTAGTTCAAGTACTTTTCTACTGTCTAAGTACTCGGCTGCTTCCAATGTTATGTCTTGTATTTCCCACGGGAATTCAATCTCGGGCCAGTCTGGCTTTTTAAAAGGTTCGTGTACTGTGTTCTCATCGTCGTCGACTACTTGATCCCACAGCTGGATCTTAAGGCGTTGGATTTCACCTTCGTCAATGCCAATGGCCCGCATAAACTTAATCAGCTTAATGCCGAGCCGTTGGCCAGGTCTCCAACCTGTAGTGTAGCCGCAGTTAAAGCAATGGTAGCCCACACGGTCTTCTTCAAACTTAATGCCACCACGATGTTTGGTGTCTGGTCGTGCCTGTCCATTTTGGACACACACTGGGCAGTTCATAGTTAACCAGCCGTTGGTGTTGCGCTTTAACGCAGGTAGGTGGGCTTGTAATGTAGATTCAACTATGCTCATATAGAGCTAGTTTACACTCTTACCAGAACTTTGTCAAGGGTGCCTGCGTTCGAAAGACTATCTTGCTTTACAATACGCAACCAACGAACACCAGCGTAGAAGTTGTAAGGATCGATGCCGGTGTAACCATTTAAGTCTAAATTATGAGTTTCATAGTCTTGTGGCTTTAGGTTGCCCCATAGTGTAGATCCAGTGACTGCTTCGTCTAGTGTGCCTTGAACGACAACGCGGCCTGTCCAGTTGCTGCCGTACAATGCCACTGTGAAAAGACTGGTATCTTTTCTGTAGAACTGTGGGCCGTTAAACGCACTAGATACTATCAATCCACCAACGTCTGTCCAAGTTGTAACTTCTTGGGTAACACGGCTTGTTGGTACAACTGCATCCTTAACTTCAACATCAAACGCACCTTGTTGGGCACGATTCCAAGTTAGGGCGGTTTCTAAGCCATTGGCATCAACAAAGGTAGCACCCAAAGAATAAATGCCAACCGGTAGTGTCATTAGGTCACGTGCGAAAACGGTCAAACGAGCTTGCCCATTTTCTTCTACTGTTGCCATAGCACGGCGACGGAAAATAGTAGTGCCAGTGGTTCTGTCCCACATTGTAACAGTAAGCTCGCGGCGTAGTAAACTAACAGGGCGACGATCTGTACCTGTAATTGTAAGATCTAAGATGTTATCAACACCTTTAAACCATACAATACGTTGGTCGGTATAGCTTGGTGCGTGACGAGTAGCACTTGGGCCAGTGCCGGCGCCAGAGTAGTTTAATGATGCTGTTGGAATACTTGAGTTTAATGTGGCCATGCTCTTATTTAGCGATTAGACTACCAATTTCTAAAATGCTAAGTAAAGCTGATGGACAACAAAGTTAAAGAATTTCTAGAGCGTTTCCCGTTTATGAGCTTGGTTCGTTACGGTGAAAACGAGTTAGTTGGTATTATACAAAACAGTGACAACGTGGTTGTTACAATGTACGTCTACAACCTACTAAAAGATGATGCTGATAAAGTTGCTTTCATCGAACAAGGGGAAGAATGGTGGTGGGGTTCTAACCGCTTGATCCCTATTAACATTGTTCTCAAAGAACAAATGCGCCAATTTACATACGCCCTAAAAACTTATAGCACAAAGGATTTTGAAGTGCTATATGGCCACCAAACCAGTCTTGCTAACGTGATAACAAAACGCACCAAACGACGTCAAATCAGTTTGGTGCGTAAAATGCGTTAATCTAGATTAATGTAATCTGTAGCTAGATTACTATCAATCCAAAGTTTATCTGTGCCTTGATATTTTGCAATACTTCTATCAAGCAAGTCAACGTATTGATTCACTTGTTGCGCTGTTGTGAGTTTATCTCGCCATATAAACAAAATTTTTCTAGCTGTTGGTCTCCAAGTACTTGCATGTTTTGTTCTTAGATTGTTCCATGCATAGGAATTTGTGTCCTCTAATTTTGGTAACGGCACATATCCATTGCTGTGTTGTTTAATAGGATCAGTAAGTAGACTTAGCGTTTCTGATATATTAGAGTCAAACAATTTTATACGCATTGCCAATGGCATATCTATCATGCTTGTATGATCCCTATGTGCTGGGACTCTATTTGCGCTCGACCACATGTTCCATCGAAAATTTTTTTGCCCAACCCAAGGCATCAGGTCGTGTATTTGCTCAAAAATTTCAGGAAACTCTGTATAGATAGATTCTACAATGTTTCGTGTCCAAACCGGTGACCACGAATTTACATTGCTGTCAATTGACAAGTAAGTAGATTTTGTTGCATTAAATGTACCCGAACTCAAATCTTCAACTTGCTTACCAGCATGCTTTCCATTCTGGAAAAAGAAAACAACAAACTTTTGCAAATCGTGTATCTGTATCTTTGGGATATCGTATGGTACGAACAGATATTTGCCGTATGTTTTTTCGAGCTCAGTATAAAGAGTTTTAACTTCAGGAAGTTTACTTAACTCGTGATTTCGTAGTTCAGTTAAATTTTCTTTGGTTTCAACAATGACGCCACCTTCTTTGCGCTCGACATTTTGTGCAGTGTATGTTGCTTGATTAATTTCAGTGCTCATGCAAATATTTATGAGCAGTTATGACCCAAGTTGCTCGCAAATTAAATTCATTTGAGCAACAATGGCAACTGCATAAGCAATTGCATGTGCCTTCTTAAAGTAGTACTCACCGTTCTCGGGCTTGGTCCAAACTTCCTTCAGAATCATATTCCATGATTTCCCAATCAGATAACGTTTGGCCGGGCGTATCATGGCAAGGACGGCAGCTAATTGTTCCACGGAAGTAGGGCAAGTCTTCTTCAGAACATCCCCATGCCCGTTCAAATGAAATAACAGATTTACAAAGTCTTCTTGCTGTAGTAGATCCCATAATGGCTCCTGGTTGGCTAGTTGATCTAAATGCTCTTTGCTTTTAACGCCTTGGTACAAACTTACATTCAGTAAGTCTACTTTAAAAAATCCCAGTTCTTCTGCTTGTTGATAATCAAGGTCGCACCATCCTGTAAAAGGATTTGTAGGTACAGGGTGAAAATACACACCAGTTTTGTGCTTTTGTCTATTGCCGTTTGGCAACCGAATCATTGCCGGAACGTGGTCTAGTAGTTTTAGTACTTGTTCTCGATCTGCAAAGTCAATGTCTACGTCAGGTAAGTTCATTATTTCTTTTTAAGATTTGTTTTAACAATGTTTAGTAGATCTTCTTGCTGTTGTTTAATAGCAAGTACTTCGTGTGTCATTTCTTCTAGTCTAGACAATACAATTTCAAGTCGCGCTTCTAGCTTTGCGTAGCGAGCGCCTGCGTCATCAGCGTGTTGATCCACAATGCCTGATTTTCGTTTTGTTTTATTTTGTTTATCCACCATTTAGTATCCACATGCTTGGTAATTGTATCAATTTGTCCCGGTTCCATTTTATCCAACAACTGTTGTGCGGCTTCAGCTGAGTATATGATCCAAGGACTAATACGTCCCATTGTTATCATATTCATTGCTGTTGCTGGTGCAACTTTGTTAAAAAAATCTTGCCATCTATTGTTTGTACGCTCTCCCCAGTCGACCATTGCTAGGATAGTGCGTTCTAATGCACGTTCTGAAGTTTCCTTCTTGGCAGCTTCTTGTACATATAGTTGGTAAGTTCCTGGCTTTGTCCAATCACTTAATCGAACGCTCATTTTAAAAAGCCAGTTTGTAAACTTTTCGCTTTCTAAAGGACGCAACTCAATCAAGTAGTTAGCAAATTTTACAAATCCAATATAGTCTGCGCTCCTTATGAAATCGTCAATTGTCTTTTCTTTCTTTGTATTGGGGCTTACATATTTCATAAAGTCCAACCATACGCTAAAAGCAATACGACTTTCAGGTTCATCCTTGTTCATCCATCTGCGTTTGCGTTCACACATGTGGCTACTTAAGGTGCGCTCACGTGTAAATGCCTTTCCGCAGAAGCGACATTGGTAATCCTGTACCATTATTTAAACAAATCCTTAAGATCTTTATTACCCATGTTTTTGGCAACTGCTATATCCTCTAACACATCATTGCCGTTTAGAGTACGGAACAACTCAATCTCATCATCGTCCATTGAAGGGAACTGTTCGATCAACCAAGCTGTCAGCTTGTCCTTCTTGGCACCTTTGGGTGGGATGAACTCGTGGCGCATCTTATGGCCAATGCCACATAGTGCAAGAGTACGCCAACGCATCTCATCGTGACTGCTGCCTACTGCAATGTAATCTAGATTGCTTAGATCATTGACTGTTGTCAGGTAATACTCTTGCAAGTCCTGTGTGCCTTGAACTTGACTGCCCCAACGTTGTGCCATGTATGTACTAAGCGACTTCAACTCGTCTGGTTCCAGCTTGCTGTAATAGTCGCCGCGGCGCAGATCAACTGCTGCCATAACTTGGTCAATGGGCAGTTGATATTTTGCTGTTGCAGGAGCTTTCTTTTTAGTAGCCATGCTAGTATTTTAAAACCAAATTTTGTTTAAGTCAAGCACTTCTGGAATTTTGTTTGTTTCTTTGACAAAGAACGCACACATGGGTTCGTTGCCTTTTTCAAGTGGCACTGCTAACAAGTGACCAAACTTTAACTTGGGCACATACCACTTTACTTCTTGGTAAATGTTAACTACTTCAACTCGTTGCCATTCTGGTTTGTATCCATTGATAGGATTAAACACAAACGTAGAGAAGCCACGATCGTTAATACTCATTACATTAACAACTTCTGGCTCGCCATGATCTGGTTCGCCAATAACCAATGACCAATCCAATGGTACTTTTACTTCTGTCTTACCAATACGTAGTACTGCGGCTGGGCAAGAGAAACTTTCTAAGAATACCAATGGTACAAAAATATAATCTACTTCGTTTGGATTTGAATAATCCAATACTCCATAACGCAAGTCTTCATCAATCTCTTCGGGTAGACGATCTAAGTCGTATGACCGATTGTCGACTGTTAAAATGTTCATTTGTAAGTAACCTTTTCTGTTTGGTATGGATAATTTGCTTCGGTGTAAAATTTCTTCCTCGTAGTGAGGTGACGCTTGGCAAACTTGGCTGTGGATGTTATGTCCCAAATTTGCACAAAGTCTTTGTCTTGTGCTTTTCTTATACCCCGGCCAATGCTCTGGATAACTCTAACAAACGACTTGCCAGGTTCCACGAGAACCAAGTTAAAGATCCTAGGAATATTAATACCAACAGCCGCGACACCATATGTCGCAACGATAATTTTGTTATCGCTTGTAGTGATTTCGTCATACTCATCTTTCCTGTCTTTTGATTTCATTGCACCCGATACAAATACACTGTCGGGTAATCTTTCTACCAGCATCTTGCCAGTAGCAATACGATCAACAAGAATAAGCGTGTTGCCGGCTAAACTGATCGTTTCAAGTGTTTTGGCCAGGTGATCTAATCGCTTTTCATTTGACGTTAGGTACGTCAATTCTTCTTGGTATGTTTTGTACTCTACCTTGTCATCAAACTGTAGTACCTTAACGTGGCAGTTAGATAACACACCCATATCTTGCAGTTCGCTTGCAGGTAGTCTGTGCAGTACTTCGCCCAATGATGCAATAAGGCTAACATACTCATGTTCTTCTTTGGGAACAGTTCCTGTCAATCCCCAACGAATTGGTATGTGTGCAAATGTGCTTGTTAGCAAGGTACGCAACACATCTGCTTTTGCCATGTGAACTTCGTCGACAATGACTGCAATCAAGTCGTCAGTGACAGCTTCAACTCCAATGGCACTTGTGCCTTCTTTGTTCTTTTTAATAAGACTGTTGATACTTTGCCATGTTGCAATGGTATGTGTGTGTCCAAGGTCTTTCTCATCACCAAAGTACACACCAACATCTAATCCCATGTTAACATAGTCAGCATGTGTTTGACGTACCAGGTCCTTGTTGGGTACAATAACAAGTGTTCGACCAAACGGCTCGCATGTTAAACTCAGTGCCGCTGTCATTAGTGTCTTACCTGCACCTGTGGCAATCTCTTGTACGCCTTGCGGGTTGGCAAGATAACGATTGATACACGCTACTTGATAGTCACGAATCTTGATAGGCTGACCTTCTGCTGGGTGTCCTTTGGGCCAACAGATATGACTAAACGTATCTTCGGTAACTTCAGCAAACTTGATGTTCCAGTTGGGCCGTTTGTCATCGATCTCAATTTGCCAACCTTCCTCATCAAGGATAGGTAGTACTCTATCTAGCAAGTTTAGATAAGTGGCACCTGCTGTTGTAAAGAAACCAATCTTGCCATCCCACCTACCTAAGCGGAAAGCTGGTACGTGATATGCATGCGGTAGCATGTATTTTAATTTGGTTTCGCATTTGCGACGAGTGCTTGGATCAAGATCATGGAACTTGATATTGACTTCGTCTTTAATTTCTAATCTGGTTATTCCGGGCATTTATTATTATAGCACTTTAGTAGGTTTATGTCTATTCATTAGCAAGATACTTATAGTAAAAACCATGATTTTAGAAAGGCAATTTTGCCATAATGCAGAAAAAAGAACAGACTCCGAAGAGTCTGTTCCATCGACATCCATCCACGCAAATAGTCAGCTGTCGATAAACTATTAACCTCCGTGTTTCAGGAGATATCGGTTAGAGATGGCCTTAAACGAAACAGGCCGTTCATGACACTTAAACACCACGCCTTCGCGTTCGCAACCAATCATGCCCATTACACTCTTGCCTTCGGCAAACTTTAACACTTGATCCATGTTAGTGAGGCCAAGTGTATCAGTTAGGTTGGCAGAGTATGCAAGTACTGGACAGTGATTCAGGCCATGTTCTGCAACAAATGCCTTACGTTCAGCTGGAGTGAAGTAACAGCCTGCATCAATGTCGTAAATGTCGTACACAAGGAAATCTTGATCACGCATTTGGTAAATGTTGCCTTGAATGCCGTTGCCTACAATTTCACCTTGGATAGCAATGTTACGACCGATGCCAATCAACTTAGCAGGCAGGTTGTACTTGTTTGCGGCACGCCATAGTGAGTTATCTGCGTTAGGCTTGAGGTCAAGGTTACGCGAACACACACCTACTTCACCATCACGCATGTACACTGTCATTGACGAGCCTTCTAGCTTTTCGGTAACTTCCCAATGTGAGCCATCGACCAGCCATTCTGCAAGTTCGACCTTTAAGTTTTGAACACGTTCTTGATCAGTCTTGGGAATAACTGATGGGAACATACCCTTAACTTCACCAGCCAACTCTGCAGGCACAGGTGCTTCGTACTTGACAATACCAAGCAGGTCAGACACATCATTACCTGGGAAGAAGAATTCACCCAATTCCTGCCCTTCATCAAACTTGCTATCTTCAAATTTCTCTAAGGCCACAGATATTGGAATTAACAGGCCTTGGCTCAATTGACCACGCAACTTCATAGTTCGCAAACGTTCGCCTTCAACACCTTCAAAAGTCTTTGCATAGTGGCCGGGCTTGGTCAAGAACGGAGCAACGGCTGTGGGAATGAAGCTATCAATTTCGCAATACACTGCAAGATCACCTGCTGAGTATTCGCCCTTCTTGACTACCACTGTCCATCCACCTACAATGGCGCACTCAATTGCATCTGCACCTTCAATGGGTCGCAGTGCATCAATCTTTCTAATGGTTGCCATCTTTCTCATAATATATTCCTTAAGCAAAAAGTTGTTGTGGTACAGAGCCAAACAACGAATACAGTGTTCTACTCGGAGTAGAAGCAACTGCCAGTTTCATATTCTTCTTGGCCGCTTGCTTTTTATAATAGTCACGTGCAATCCTATTACGAACTGCACCGCGACTGTTGTTGCAAGCAAAGCATGCCGCTACTAAGTTTGAAGCCGCCTCAATCTTTTTATTACGGGGGCTTGCCCACTTGTCAAGCAGATGTTCTAGTGTTGCATGTTGCGGTGACTTTCTATCTTGATTCATTTCACAACTGCAATAATAACACCTGTTACCTTGCTTTTGAACTAATGCTAAAAGAGTCATAACGGTTCCTTGACAAGCAGGACTTATTGACATTGCCTGTTTTGGTAACTTACTCGCCGCGCTTCATTACGGTAGTTTCTGCCAGGCGCTTCCACTTGTCATTGCCTGCACCGCACATCTTCTTCAAGTCTGCAATCTTAATAACAGTACGCAGGCTCAGTTCACGCAAACGGTCCTTGTTAGCATCCACGTACTCGTACAGTTCTTGCTTGGCGCCTTCTTCGAACTCGTAGTGGTCCAGCATACCGTCCATCATAATTTGCTTGATACGCAACATCTTGTCACGAGTAGTGTCCAGTGTCAAGTCCAGGTAGTGACAACGGCTTTCCAATGCACCCAAGTGATCCTTGAGCTTTGCAGAACGCACGTTCTCAAACTTGATGTTGGTGATAAAGATTGCACTGCCTTTAAACTCAAAGCGATCCGGCACACCTTCTTGACGCAACATACGGCTATCTGTGTTCCAGCAAATTGTACGCTTCTTAGAACTGTCCAATGCGGCTTTCAGAATGTTTAGCGACAGTTCGTCAAGCAACACACTGTCACAGTCGTCAAACACCAGCACGTTACCTGCATCGCTATAATTGTAGAGCTTGCAGTACAGTCCAATGGCGCTCATTGCACCTTTAACAATCTCGTAACGAATACGAGTGCCACCAATTTTGTCAAACATGGCGCTCTTGTCAAGCACCTTCTCAACACCAAAGCTCTTACCCACGCCAGGAGGGCCAACAACAATCATAGCACGAACTGAGCCATCTACTGCGCCTTCTGTCATTTCTTCCAAAATGTCAAAACGCTCACGGATGCGTTCAATTGCTTGCTCGTCTGTTTCTTGCACTTTGGGTTCCTTGCGTTTGGGAGTATCAAAGTTACCTTCAACACTGGTTGCACAATCTGCGGCAGTAGCAGGAATAACATCTTGCATAGATGCTACTTTAATACGGACTTCATCAGGCATGTTGGGGAACTCGCCGTTATTTTTAACGGTCACGTATCCGCCTTTGGTGCCTTCTTTGAAGTCTGCTACGAGTTGGAAAGTACGGCCTGTAACGTCAAAGTTACGATAAGAGCCTTTTGCGATAGTAATGTATGCTGACATTTGGGTTCCTTTGCGTGGATGTTTAACTTACTACAATATCTATTATACTGTCAGTTGGCTCAAAGAGCAACCGTTTTTTGCACTTTTTTCTTGGGTTTCCAGCACTTGTTGCGTAAAAACAACACCGCCCAAGCCCAGTTGGTACGTTTCTGCGACAGCTTTGATGTAAAATTGCATGATTTTACCAGTTTTTGTAATCAATGTGTACTGCATGATGTCCTTTTTGCTGTCTATGCATGTATTATACAACGATCTGGACCAGACGTCAACCACTTTTTGGGAATACCAAAGTAAATTTTAGGGGAATACCAAAGTAAATTTTTGTTGTTTTTAAGCCACAAAAAAAGGTAATACGAAAGTACTACCTTTGATTGCTTATTTTTTAAGCAGATTAGCGAAGTTCTGCGTCTTCCATGCCAGCTACCCGCAATTTTACGACATTAGAAAGTTGCCATTGCTTGATGTCAAGTGCTTTAGTAAGACCTAAAAACTTATTACGAACAAGTGCAAACTCATTCACGATAGCATCCATGTCACATACTTCTGGTTCACCGTCTACATATTTTTCTGCGTCGCGACTTGTTAAGGCACGATTGTAATGTTCTGTAAATTGACGGAACTTGGCACTGCGAATCTTGCGAAGTTGGATATTAAGTTGTTCCAGTATAGCTTCAATTTCTTGTAGCTGATTGAATCTGTATTCTACAATGCCTGGCATTTCGCGGCTGGCTTTTTCTAAACTACCAACTAGCTTTAATTCCATGCGGCCTTGAACGAGTTCGTTTTCAAACCACTCAATGCAATCAGGAAGGCAACTGAGGTCTGCAACAACCTTCCTATACCAAGTACTCATTAATAGTCCTCGTCTTCGTTTTCTAGTTCTTCTTCTTCAATGTCACCAAGGATTTCTGCAAACGCACCGTCAAGTGCAGAGTCAGATCCTTTAGCATCTTCTTGTGCTTGTTCTAAGTTGACAAAGTCTTCTGATGCTCGCAAATATGCCAGTGCGGCATCTGGGCGTTCTTTCTTGTCAATGTATGGTTTAACTGCTAACCACATCTCGACTAGCATTTCTCCCGATGTATCACTCATTGTATTTTTCTCCATATATCCACCTTAGGTGGTCAGCGATACTTAGCTGACTTTTGTTTGTTGTGTTGCCATTTTAGACAAATACTCTTCGCTTTCAATCCACTTGTTGTTGACAAGGAATCCCCACTTGCGTATTTGTTTGCCTGGCATGAATAATGTCCAAGGCGTTACGCCAGGAGCAAGCTCAATACGATGATAGCTGTTAGCGCCACATATACGAAAATGGCCGGGTCCTCTCCATTTACGTACTTCACACGATTTACTACCATCTGCGTTAAATTGTGGAATCCATTCATAGTAGCCGCCTTTAAGGATTAAAGTAGCGTAAGGCCATGGATGATCATGCACGTCATCGGGATCTGATTTAAGGAACTTGTGTAAAAACACATTAAATGGAAACCTTGTTCTGTCTTTAAGGAAAACATAATATCTTTCTAGTAGTGGTTCATCTGCACGACGATCCATGATCACACGGTGTCGTCCTAATCGTTGCATAAGTTTTTTAATCATTAAAATCCCCATTGTTGACTCTTGGCCATAGTCAAAGGAAATTCTGTGTACCTTAATGGTTGCGGAGCTGTTTTAATTTTATGATCCCATGCCAACGTCCATTCTTCAACTTCTGGTCTAACAGTTGTTAGCCACGGGATACCAAGTTTGCATATTTCTTGCTTTACATAACGTAACATACAAACCGGGTGATGATGAGTATCAGTATATACTTCTTTTGGGTTGGAAGCAGACCAAGCCACTTGCAAAGTAACCGGAGGCGGATAACCTAATACCTCTAAGATTGGCTTACAGTCAAATCTTGGATTAAATGTATCAATTGCTTTATTGACTCTATCTCTTACATTGCTCAGTAGAGGATCATCTTTTGTATCACCGGCAAATGGGTCGTTGCCAGAATAATATGGCTCTATCCAATGCATGTTGAAATTTGTTTGCGTGATACCTAAGTTTTTAAGTGCCAATTGTGTTGCATTGATTAATGCACAGTCTCTGAGAGTATAAAACTCAACGTCTGCATATTTTTCAACCCAATCTTGCGAATATGATTGTTGATTAAAAATATTACCCGGGAGTATCCAACGGCCATCAACTAATCTATCCTCTCTTGCAAACGTAGACCAGGAGATGAATGCATGGTCTCCTGTTTTTAGTAAGCCACTGGCTATTGCATGCTGTATCTGGATTGCAATAAACAAATTGCCCGAACCCGGCATACCCCAATTGTCAGTTTCAAATCCTTCTAGCTCGGCCTGTTCAAGTACAATGTCTGCCCAAGTAGGCCAATGATACTTGGTAAAGCTACAGCCAAATGTCATTATTTTCATATTATTTTTCTTCAGCAAATGCGTTTAGGATGAGGTATACGCCATCATTACTTCGTTGTATGCTAACGTCTTTGCTAAAGCCAGCGTAGTGGAATACGCCTTGTTCAACTTTACGAAAGCAGTCGATCATGATTTCTGGATCACCCATGACATCAGCATGGATCATTTCCGCTTCATACAACACTTGCAGTTGTTCGATTAGATCTTTAATAAGCATAACACATTATAGCAGGATTTACTGTCAAGGCCAATGGGGAGTTTCGCCAAGTAAGACTCGAATGGATTGAAACTCTTTCCACGCATCTCGATACATTGGGTTTTCGTGTAGCAATTCTAGATGACGTTCTTTGTTGTCAATAAAGAATTGTGTTACATCGCTTGGGCCGCCTGTGTATCCGCTTGAGGTTCGAGCTGTATATTTGCGATTGGCAAAATCTATTGCATGGTGTATGTCAGCTTCCATACGTTCCAATCTTTCAATTGTACGCTCGTCAAGCTCAACCTGATAAACTTGCTCTTCTCTTGCAACATAACGTTCAGACCAGTCGATCCGGCCGTCTTCTCGATCGCTGGACCAATTCATATAACCAGGATCTTCCCAACGGCGCAAGGTGTGCCGACCTGTGATCTTTACACCTTGCCGTCTCAACCATTTTTCATGGTCAAGTGCCATTTATTCCTCGACTACTTCAGGAGCTTCTGCAGGAACACTCTTGTCAAAGATGTGTGGGTTAGCAGTAATGTCAGCCATTACACGATCCAAACATCCATCATCGTTGCGTTCCCAACCTTTGCGGAACTTCTTGATAATCTCACCATCAGCTGTTGTGTAAAGCAAGCTATTGCCTTCCTTCTTCAACATACCTTTGCCTTCGATCAAGTCAGTCAAACCGCTGTATGGGTTCATACCTGTTTCATAAGGAATCTTAACTTGCACACTTTCAAAAGGTTTGGCATAACGTGTTTTCATGATTTTACATGCGGCACGAATACCTTTAACTTCTGAAACTTTGTTACCGTCTTCGTCTTCCTTCAACTTCAACTTACGCATAGCAACTACAATAGAAGATGCATAGATAAAGCCTTGACCACCGGAGATCTTGTCATCTGGATCAAACATGTCCTGGCTTGCGTATGTGTGGTTAGTTGCCACTAGACCCAAGTTCAAGTCACCAAACATGTTTACACAGTTACGAACAAGTGCTGTTAGTGCCTTAGGCTTACGACCCATGTCACCTTTCATGTCACCTGCGTTAAACTGGTTAACGTCTGTTGGAGTCAACAGCATACCTAAAGAGTCAAGTACAAACAAGACCTTTGGACGGCTGTCTTCTGGCATGGCTTTGTATTGTGTAACGAATTCGCTAATCATCTTGGCAACGTCGTCAATCATGGCCATGTTGAGTTTTAGCAACTTGTCTTCGGCGGTATCAACGCCTAAGGCGTGCAACCACTTTTCATCCAATGCGTTTTCTGTGTCGATTAGAATTGGAAA